ACCGCCACCACCTAAATATAACAATGAAAGAAGACGAGCTGGTGTTGCACGCCAAACAATATACAATAAATGAGGTTATATGGTGTAGAGAGAGAATTGGGAAAAAGCGGGATCAAGCTTAAAAAACCCAAAAGGAAAAAAATTACTGCGCAGTAGTGGTCCAGGATAGATATCCTGGAACACTAATAAAAAGACCTAGATTAAAGTCTTCACCGGCGGCGCGGAAAGTATTAACGCCGGTAGTTATGGCTGTCTGAGTAAAAACAGCCCAAGTACGGGGAGCTGCTCCAGCTGTATTGTAGCCTGCTGCAGAACCTATACTATTATTCGTAGTGACATCAGAAACAGCATGACAAAAAGAGCGGTTATAGTAAGGAAATTCAACCTCACAACCAGCTGACACAGTATTATAAAAAATGGCGTGATTATCACCATTGCCAAAACGAGTGAAAACACCAACTGTAGTAGGTGACCACTGAAAATTTTGAGCGAATAAAGTATTAGCGGTCGATATATCAGCAAAGGTTGAGCGAACGTACATACTCGTAGGAACATTGTTCAAAGTGTCGAAAAACTTATATCTAACAGAACCTCGAGAAAGAGCGAAGCAGCTAGAAATTTGATTAAAAACATCACAAAAAGGAACTTCAGGTGTAACCAAAATGTTAGTAGCAGAAAGTTGATACTGCGGTAAAGACCAAGGATAAAAACCCATAAAGAAATTAGAGGACCCTGAACTAAGAATAAGAGGATTAAATCTCTTAAGAAGGGAGCGTAAAGATAGAACACGTTCACCTATACACATCTTCGCAGGAACTAAAGAATCCTCAAGTGTAGAATTACCCATATCAGTAGAAACAATTTCACAAACGTTACGTCGACCACTTTGAGGAGTGACGACAAAGACCTGATTATCAGGAAGAGAACGAGGAACAGCGAATTCAATATCTGGCCCAGCTGAAACCTCTACAAGTATTGTAACAGAAGCTGAAACATTACCAGGAGCTACAAGTGGATTTAAAACAGTCAAAGCAAGAAGACCATATGGTGAATCAGTGCCATAAACAGGTCTGTACGGAGTGAAAGAAGTATAAGGCGGAATAAAGACGAATTCACTACCGCTCCTAATGTCTATAATCTCACGATGAAGATAGGTAGATTGAGCTATAGTGGGAGGGGCAGGAGACCCATTCATCATCGCCCAATCATAAGGTAAGAAACTTAAAAGTAGCCTACCAGTATGGAATTCAGTCTTAACAATCTTAAACGTAAATTTTACAGAACCACGATAGAGCTCATAAAAGTGCGCACAAAATGCTAATGGAGTAGGGAAGGTAACAGTATTCGTTCCATATACAGATGTCGTAGCAAATGTGACAGGGGAGATCTGAGGAGTCCACAACTGCACACCTTCTGCAATTGATTCAGTCCACGAAAGGCTTGTAACATAAGCGGGAATAGACGAAAGATAACCCAAAGAAAGTTCATCAAGATCAGTACCTCCAAAGGCCATTTCCTCAACACAAGCGCTATCAAAAACAGAAAGTTTTGTTCCGGGGTCAATAGTGTCCGTGTTATTATGCTGTGGCATAATATATCGAACCATTTTCTTAGCATTATCTGGATCATGAGGTTTACCCCAGCCAAAAACGACAGCTATCTTAGATGCTATATCTAGGCCCCAACTAACAGGGCCCGCTATAGAAGATAAAAAGGGAACAGCACTCAATATACCAGCAGCTGTTGAAGCTTTTGTCAAAGTAGAACTAATAATACCTTTAGCCTCAACCTCCGCAGGAGGAGTTCGAGAAATTTTACTTGTCTTGACACGACCTGATTGCGGAACTACAGGCATAGCAAAGTCAACGTCTTTAAAATGAACATAGACGTTATAGCCAGCCGTAGTCGAACCAGTGCTAGTGACTAACGGCGAATAAGGGCGCATAATGACAGTGCCCATATTATAAACAGGAGGAAGACCAGAAAGAAGTGGAACATAACCAACACAACTTATATGAGGAATCTCTAAAACAGCTTCAGTATCACAATTAACATCAAGCTCGACATGAGGTAACTGGGTAACCTGACATAAATTGGCGGAGTGACCCGAAAGCCATAGAGCATTACCAGTACCCCCACCGTCAGGTATCCAAGCCATGATATATCTACCTTGTTGAAAGCGATTGGCATTTACTTGAAGAGTAAATACCGTAGTAGCACGAAAGGCTAAATTGCCAGCCAACTTATTCTGCCAAATTGGATTGGGAGGAATAAGATCAAAAGGTAAACGCAGGCTAAACTTGTTAACAGGAACCGTATCAGTAGATGCCAAATTGCCAGTTGCAACAAGCATTGGCTTAGCCAAAAAGTCACGAACTTCTTGTGTAACTCCAGTATGAGGAGTCGTAAGAACTGATGAATCCAATGGCTTATAGGCAGTAATACGGGCTTTAGTGGTTTCAGCATCATTAGTAGAATGAGTGGTTGAATTCGCAGGGAAGGATTCGGAAGTATCATCAGTCCTTTGACGGACAAATGAACTCCCTTCTTGTTGGCCGAGTGGTGTAGCATCCGTAGCCTCATGCTTTGATTGATTGTTCATTTCAGCAGTACAATATCGCAAAGGGGTCTGTACCAAGACTCCCTTCGAATTATGACTCCTAGGACTCTGTGGGATCGCCACACTATCTCCTTGGCAGTAAGGCTCAATAGCCCGATATCTTCCACAAGAAAGCGTTCCTACATCTTTTTTGTCATAAAATTCAGTAGATGTAGTACGTAATCGAACTTGTGGGTGAAGAGCGTAAAATGTATCCCTATTGAGGACTATTCTACGTAACGCAGGATAAGACAAATTAGAAGGTGGATGTATAGCAGGATGAAACGAAAGAGCCTTAATAACACGCCGTTTGTAGTCTTCAAAAACGGTTTGTGAATGTAAAGAAAGCTCCTCAAACATCGAAACTAAACCAGCCTCTATAAAACTAGTCTGATTAGCACTAGATGAAGTCCAATAAGGAATCTCAACAATAGAGTCGAGATCCAATGGAGCAATATAACGAGAAAATATGGGGCACCAAACGAAACGCCTCTTAAGGAAAGTAACCTCAGAGATGTCACGCAAAACATCTGAAACAGGATTATCCTTATCTTCAGACGTATAAGTCAGGCCAAACTTAGCTAAAGAAGCACTAAGTTTAGCTTCAGTAAAAGATAAGTATCCGTCAGAAACAGAGTAGACATTGTCATCACCTCGAACCATAAGATAGCAATTATCATTGAAAGCATCAACATTCTGATAGTTGTCCATCCAAGCCATTCTAAAGACCATACCATTATATAAATCATTAACAGTATTGGTCATAGCATGTCCAGAGGGAAGACTGGAAGTCCAATAAGACACTCTATTAAGACAGAGATGAACAGAATTAACTATCTCATACCAAAGTATATGGCGAACGATAGCATCATCTGGCATATCATACCAAGTCTCAATAATCGCGAGAATCTTCCAATGTATAGAAGGAAGTTCACACATATCAAAGTTCTTGTAATCACCAGCTCCAAGATTGGGAACCGAAGAAGCAAAACCAAGAAGTTTACGAGCTAGAATATCCCAATCAGTAGAATGCTCATTAATTGTAATACAAGTCCCATTGTAGATGGAATTCATATTCATCCACTTCATAAAAGAACCGAAATACATACGATTAACTATGAGTAGAGGAGTAGGGCTCGAAGAAACCAAACGGGTCTCTCCAGCGTCAACTTTAGCAATCTTCCTCTTTTCATCCTTAAGAAAATCAATATTAACATGAGGATGACGAATCCCAAGCCTAGCGTCGCGAGTTATAGCTTCAACAGCTACACGCAAGCGAAAGCACTCGGGGTTATCAAGGTCATAGTCGGGTTCAGTGCCAAAGAAACGCTCCTTGGACTTCTTACCAGGAAAACCATTGTAAGGAAACCCAGCAGAAGTAACACGAGGAACAGCGCTAAAAAAGCCCGAAGAGTCACCCAAAACGGCTACGTCAAACGAAAAGACAGAAGGATCAAGATGACGACGTTGGTTCGAAATCAAGTAATCATACAAACTAGCAGAAGACTGATCAAGATATTCAGAAGGAATAAAGATATTCGGTTTACAGCATTTAGATTGTGCTATAGCCATAGGATCAATCTTATTACCTTCAAAAACAAATGATTGTAGATGAGCAGGCTTAAATTTCGACTGGCCCCATGCTCCATACAATGGAGTACGAGTAACATTAGAGCGGCCAGAAGAATGAGAAGCGAGATTCTCGGGAACAATTCCAGCATAATCCATATTAGAAATATCCTTACCCAAAGCAGGATCAACAAACTTCATGGGTAGGACTTTAACGGTAGGACACCGTGCACCTAACAAACGACTAAGAATCTCTTGAGTAATAATACTAGAGAATCCAACTTCGGACTTCTGAGTGCCTGCAACATGAATACCAAGGATTAACGAGCCCTGGCTCTTATCATTTGCAAACAAGATAGAACCACAATCACCACCGTTAGTATGAGCGGTATATTCAAAGCTGCGTACAAGCTTGTACTCAGCAAATTCGCCACTACCAACGAGCTGGGTCTTATCTTTGCGACGTGAAGTGACAGGCCAAGCCTCTCTCAAACGATCGGCATCTTGAAAAGGCATATACAAAACAGAACTAACAGTATTATATTTAGCAACCTGAGCCTCCGTAGCAAAGAGCTTTGTAATATCGCGAAAAGGCGAGATAGACTTAATCTCGCAAATAGTCGTATCAATTGAATCAGCAAGGTCATCTTCAACCCAGGAACCAACAAGATCAGAGACAGAAACGTCATAAACAACGT